AAGATTTAGCGGCAGGTAGAGGCAATAAGCTAGAGAATATATCTAAAATAATATATTACGGTGCTGTACAGAATCTTATATTCGCGTCCTTGCAGTCTGCACTATTTGCTTTTGCCTTTGATGATGAAATAGATGAAAAAGAGCAACAAAAACTTGAACAGAAGCAAGTTAGAATAATTAATACTATGCTTGACTCTGTTCTGAGAGGTACTGGCGTTACTGGTGCCGCAGTGGCAACTATTAAAAATACTGTTATGGAGTTTTTCAAGCAGGAAGAGAAAGGCTTCACTGGTGATCACGCTCAAACTCTTATACAAGTAGCTAATTTATCACCTCCAGTTGGTATTAAGTTTAGAAAGATATACTCAGGTATACAAAGCTACACCTATAACAAAGATGTTATACCGTATATGCTTGCAGAAAATCCTGTTGATATTAAAAA